CAAGTAATTCTTCAAAACCAGAAGCATCTACTGTGTTAATATTAAAATTAACTGTAGTACCACCACCAGTTCCTGTGCCTCTAGCATTTTGTGTTATTTGTCCTGTTGAGTTTGGTATAAATAATTCAGGCCCTTGTTCTCCAACTAAAATTGGTGTTCCTTTTGATACTGCACCACCTTGAGCATGAGAACCACCAATGTTAAAACCTGAACCACCACCACCACCCACAGCCATGCTTGCAAAATCTATAGCGAGTTGTTTCTTTTTTTCTGAAGTAATTTTTTTCTCTTGTTCTATTTGTGTTTGTTTTAATGCGTTCCTAATTGTTTCTTGAATAATTAATTTTATTGTAAAGGCTACCATATCTACTAATAGTTTTTGTGCTATTTCTTTAAATGTCTTATTTAAATCTTTACCAAGAACTAAAGATTCTGCTATTCCTTTTGATAAAGAATCAATACCACTTGTAGCCATTTTTCCTACAGTTTCATTAATGGATTCAAAATCTTTTTTAAATCCTGAAAGAATATTATCTTTAACTTTACCTAGTTCTAATCCCATGTTTTTAGTTTCTTCTGTTCCACCTTTTAACCTATTTAAAATTTCTTCAACTTGTTGTGCAGAGATTAATGCTTTAGCTTCTAAAGTTCCTAAAAACTCTTTTAATTTTCCAATAGTTGTATCAAGCCCAACATTTGAAGCCTCTAATTCTTCTCTATATTCTTTAATAGGTTTTTTTAAATTTGTTGCTATACCAACTAATTGATTGTTTTGATTTAATATTTTAGTAAAGTTTTCATCACTAATTAAAAACAATGATTTTCTAATCTCTAAAATTTTTTGATTAAATGCTGTAAAATCTAATAATAGATCGGCCATCATTGATCTTATTTCATCAATAAATCCACCTATTAAAATTACTAATGCTTTTCCTTTACCACCAAGCATTAAGAAACCAAGAATACCAAATGTTCTAACTCCATCTGGTAAACTCCTAATAAAATCAAAAAGATTTACTAACGATTTACCTACAAAAGAAAATACAGGTTTAATTGCTTCAATAATTACAGCACTTCCAATTATGATTTGTTTAGTAGCTTGTATAAGTCCAGAAGATAATTTAGCACCAAAATCAGCTAATACTTTTTCATTTGTTTCTAATAATTTATTTACTTCTGCTAGTCCTTGTTTTACAAAATCAAAAAATCCAGCTTGTGCTGTATCTAATCTAAACTTAAATAGTTTATCAGATAACATTGATAATGTTCCTGTAAATGATGTAGATAAAACTTCTGTAGCTTTTTCAAACTCTCCACCCTCTCCAAATAATTCTCTAAATCTTTGTTTTGTTTCTTCTGTTGTAACTTGAACACCAGCTTTAAATCCTAATAATGCTCTAACACCTCTTTCTCTAAATAAATCTGCACTACCAATACCTGATGAGAATGATCTTTGTATTTGTTCTGCTGTTGTTCTAAAATCTAATCCTGTAACTGATGCAACATTACCTGTTATCTTTAATATTTCATTTAGTTCTTCTGCGTTCTTAGTAACAACTGCTAGATTACCAGCACCAGCTTGTATTTCTTCTAATGAAAAAGGAACTTTAGATGCAAAGTCAATTAAGCCTTGAAATGCTTTATCTCCCTCTTTGACACCTTTAAATAAAAAAGCAAATCTTAATCTTAATTGCTCAACAGTAGAACCTACATTTAAAATTGATTTAACTGCAAGTCCACCACCTATACCTATGATTGCTGATTGAACTGAAAATACTGCATTTTTTAAATTTGTTAATCCAGAACGAACACCATTAAAAGCCTGTTTAGTTTTATCTTTTGCTAAAATATTAAGTACTAAATTCTGTGCCATTATTTGTGCCTTGCTTTATTCAATTGTTGTTGGTGTTCTTCTTGTTCTAACAAGAGATAACCAAGCCAATGATTATATTCCCATTCTTCCATTTGTAAAACTTCTTTTAAGGATATTTTTAACCTATCGGCAAGAATAAAACAATTCTTTAATTGAAGATCAGATTTTAGTTTTTTTTTACTTCTTGAGGATTGATAGCTTTAACCATTTCAGTTGCTATCCTAGATAAAACATCAGAATCTACTTTGTGCATTAAAGCAAGTTTATCTTCTAATGTAAAAAGTTTATTACCCTCTTTATCTAGTGCTTTCATAACAAGAATATCTGCAAGGATACTTACATCATTCAAATTATCTGACTTTTTAAAAAGTTTGTTTTTTTCAGAAAGTGTTATTGGATTCCAATATATTACACTTGGATTACCAGCTTCATCTTGCCATTCTTCTACCTCTAAATGTTGGACACCTAGAGATTCAAAATGGTTTTTAGCAGAATCTATTAATCGCATAAATTATGAATTAAACAGTTCCTATAGTTAATGCACCAGTTCCTTGAAAAGTAACAGTTCTTGAAATGATTGCGTCCATTGAGTTATTAACTGACATTCCTGTAACAATACCTGTACCAGCAAAACTTCTGTCGCCACTTGCATTACCCTCTGGGAGTAATATAAATGAGATTGAAGCACCAGCAACTAAGCTTGTTTGAGGTGAATCTGTTTCATCAAAGTGCATTTCTAATGTTCCAGAGAATGAAGTTCGACCAGCAACAAATGATTTAGTAGCATCTGTTAAAGCTGTATCTTCTACAACATCTCCTGTAGTTTCAAGTGTGAATGATGTTAGTTCCCCAACAGCAGTTCCACCAGCAGTAACTACGCCTTCTTTTCCGTGATGTGTTGCCATTTTTTATCCTTGTTAGATTTAGTTTGTTTAGTTTCTTTTTCTTGCTTATAGCCTAAAGTTAAAAAATGTTCAAGATTAGATTCATTAATAACAATCTCTGAATTACCTTTATATAATTTAATATCCTTAGCCATAAGTCCTTTTACAATTTATCGTCTTCTTCGTCAATATCTTCTTCATCTTCTTCAAAATCTTCTTCAAAGTCATCTGATACATCTTCTTCTTCCCAAGTACCATCTTCATCTTCTAAAGAGTTTTCTCTAATTTCTTCTACTAAGTCTTTTACTTCCTCGCAAAGCATAGATTCTTTATCGTGTAACTTTTCGATCTGATCCATTTTCTTAGAAATTTTATCTAATAGTTTTTCATTTTTCATATTTTATCCTATGGTGTTCCAGCTTGATATTCGTACATACACCTAATTGTCATTCTTATTCCACCAACAGGAAATAAAGAACCCTCATCAGTTTCTACTTGGATAACTTCAGAATCAAGTGCATTACCATTTCGAGTAATATCAGTTTCTAATGCAGTTTCAATAGCTGTAATTAATTCATTTCTTTTTGTATCAATATTGGCCTCTGCACCTTTAACAAATCCAAGTATTACAAAGTCTATCGTACCATGCCTAGTTTTAGCACCAGAACCTAATTCAGAGTCATCTCTATTTTCTTCTGATGTTTGAACTATTACTGCTGGATATTGTTGCTCTGACAACTCATCTAATTGGAATGGTTGTCTAGTAGCTTTTCTAATATCTGGGCTAGATATAGCAGATATAACTGACAATAAATTAGATGCTATGTTTTCTCTTACACTCATATTCTCATTTTCTTTAATTCTTTTTCAACAAATCTGTTGAATTGTTTGTTTATAATCTTTTCTGTTCTATTGTTAAAGCCAAAAAATTCTCTTTTAGGTTCATTTAGTACTTGATTAAATAATGCTCTTTGCCTCATTTGTGAATTACTAAAATTTAAAGATATTTTATTTTTTCCTGTTTTTTTTACAGTTCTACCAGATGGAGTTAATGCACCCAACATACGACCAGAATAAAATAAATCTACTTTTGTTGATTTACCCTCTCTTTGTAATTTTTTTAAATAACCAGAACTATAAGGTGCAAATGGTCTATCTCTAAAATCAATACCTTTTTGTGTTTTGGTTCTTATAATATCTAATAATTGAAAACCACCTTGCAGAATACCTTTATCAATTATTGATGGAAATTTACTTTCTAATCTTTTATATCTTTTTTGAATTGCTTTAGTATTAGTTTTAATCTTTAAATCTAAAGCCATTATCTAGTCAATCTTCTAAATCCATGTAAAGGTTCTCTCTCGTTAGATACAATAGTTCCATCAGCATCTACATCATACTCTACACCATCTTCTAATATCATTCTCCATTCGATATTGTATT